CTCTGCACCGCATGATGAGGTTGTTGAGACAGTTAGTGTGCCGCGTAAGGTGGCATTGTGGTTGAATGAGCATAAATGGTATATTTTTGCTCTGTTGATAGTGATAACAGCTGGAGTTGTTGTGTATATGCGTAGAAAAGCTAAGAGAGCTGAGGGAGTTATAATGCCAGTGAAGATAGCCGACCCAACCAAGAAAGTAGCCGAACCAGTTAAGGCTGGAGGAGTAGGAATGCCTAAAGTTGGGGGTGGAGTGTTAAAACTGGCAGCCAAATCAGTTTTGGAAGCTAATGCGCGTGCACAGGAATTGGCAGCGATGTATCCTGGTCTTGGGAAGGAGACTGATCAATTTAAAGCCATGATGCGATGGGACGAACAGAAGTTTCGTCGGATGGTCGTTACGCGTCACGAGCTCTATGATAAGATGCTTGCTGAACATAAACTGACATTTGAGGATGATCAGGGTAATAGTGTTGATTTGCAGCAGTATGCTATGGATAAGTATGAGGAGTTGGTTGATCAGGGGAACCTTAAGAAGGAGTGGGACCCTATGACTAAAATATTGCAAGATTTGCTCGATGAACGTATTGCTGAGGACCTGGAAAGGGATGAGCAGCGATCTGAGAATGTTGTGCAAAATGCCAATTCATTTGATGAGGATGAGCAGTTTGCGGTGGCGCAGATGAGAGCTGGAAGAAGTGTCTATGATGTCACTAGTTTACCAGCATCGTATCATCGTGAGTCAAAGAAACGTAGTGCTTTTGAGAAGAAGATGGCAGACAACAGGAAGGTTGTTGATGCCCAGGCTTTGAAGAAGACTATTGTTGAGGAGTTGAAGGCTGAGGGAGTTATAATGCCAGCGAAGACGGCCGAACCAACTAAGGTTGGGGGAGTTAAAACGTCTGCGCCGGCAGCCAAATCAGTGTTGTCGCTCAAGATGTTGGCCAAGAAATTGACCAAAGAGGAAAAGGATTTGATTGCTGAAGTCAAGAGGTTACAAGTTAAGGTAAATGAGGCTCATCAATCAAAGAGTGCGCCTGTTTCACCGAAGTATGGCAGTGTGAAGATTAAGGAGAGAGCATTGGCGTTGCCTGCGAAAGTGGGTTTTCGTCCTCCGTGCCGAGATGGTTCGGGGTGTAAGGATGTTACTCCTGAACATGAAATGGAGTATTTTCATGCTGCGCGTGTTGCGGGGATGCAAAAGGCATTGTTGAATCATAAGGCACAGGTGATTAAAAAGCAGCGTCTGCTTGAACAAGCAAAGGGGGTTGTTCCCGTTGTATTGCAGGATAAGTATGTTGCAAATAGGTCATCTGTGAAGTTTGATAAGCATGAGATTAAGGAAGAGGAGAGAGCTCCGCGCACCAAGGAATTGGAAGCAGCGACTAGCATTTCTCCATCGTTTCAATTTCACATTCCGCAGAAGAGCATGGGGTGGATTTCAGTTCCTGGTAATGGATGCAATGTCTATAAGGCTTGCGATCGATTATTTACCGTTAAACATGTGTTTGACGGTCAGGGTGATGATGTGATTGCACGCATCTCCTTTAAGGTTGATGGTGTTGTTGTTCATCATGATGAGAAAGTGGGCAGGCTGAAAGCCTGTTCGTTGGGCGATTCTGAGGATAGAATTGCTTATCCTTCGCCAGTTGTTTTTGCGAATGTTCCTGTGATGAAGAGTCAGTCGTATGATGTGTCTTTGTCTGGGAAAGTTGTTGGATTGACGTATTGTGTGACATATGAAGAGTGGGTTGGTGGTGAGCACCATACCTCTTCTTCGTATTGTCAGCTTGTTGATGGCTTGTTGAAATATACAGCATCAACTGAGCAGCACGCTTGTGGTGCGCCGGTTTTGTTACCGGGCACCTATCGTGTTGTTGGCATGCACAATGCGACGTCTGGTGGTTTGAACTTTGGGATGGCTAACCCGAAGAATCTTGTGGAAGTTATTAATGCTTTGCCGTGCGAGACCAAATTGCGAAAGCTTTTTTGTTAAACCCCCTCCCTTCTTTAAAAAGTTGGGATGATTGGACTGAGGTTCGGGGGCGGTCCTCTGTACTGGGTTTGGAAAAGTATGGACCAAGATGGAGTGGATTGTATGACGAATTCTTGAGTCGTGGACATATCACATACGTAGGGAAGTTTATGCGTAATGTGAGTGATAAGCCCGACCGGGAAGTGCGTAGTACGGCTTTCACTGAGTATCTTAAGTTTAGGAACTTGGATGAAAGTATGGCTAGCACACATCGTCAGATTTTGAGTGACATTAGCATGGGAATGCGGAGTGTCGCCAAGTATGATAGACCGGAAGGTCGTTTTGATATTGAATTGTTGGAGATGGCTAATTTAGATTATTGCTATCCCCACTTTTTTTCATACATTAAGGGGTCCGGGGTTATAACGTTGGATAGTGCGATTGGTTTCGCAACTAAGACGACGGCCGCAGGATACCCGCATAATCGTAAATATCATACCAAGAGGGAATACTTTGAGGAAGATGATATGAGTGCGATTAAAAACTATTGGAATGAATTAGCTGTAAGTGTCAAGGACAGTAACACCATGAAGTGCACCATTTGGAATGTTGCACGGAAACGTGAGCTGAGAAGCCTTGAGAAGATACGTGAGAGGAAAGTTAGAACTTTTACTGCTTCGGCGGTGGAGCAATCTATTAGTAGCTCTCGATTGTGCTATGATTTCAACCAGAAGTTTTATGACACTAGCGGTCAACATTGGAGTTTTGTTGGTGGATCCAAATTTTTCCAGGGTTTTCATCGATTGAAAAATCGATTGTCAAAGCACCCTAATGGGTGGGCCTTGGATGTTGGAGATTTTGATGCCAGCATCACAGAGACGTTGTTGATGATGCAGTGTGAGATGAGAGTGGATGCATTTGATCATCATTCGAACACGGAGGAAAATCACGTGCGGATGAGAAATTTGTACCATGATATTGTGCATTCTGTTATGATCTTGGAAAGTGGTGAGGTCGTACAGAAACACACTGGTAATCCTAGTGGTCAAGGGAATACTATTGTGGATAACACAATGATTTTATATCGGTTGTTTGCCTATGCTTGGCTTAAATTAGCGCTTATGCATAACGTGATTGTGTCGCCAGCCTTCTTTCATGAGAATGTGGAGGCTGCCTTGAATGGAGACGACAATTCGTTTACTGCCAGTCATTTAGTTGCAGGGTGGTTTAATGCGCGCAATATAGCGAAGGTTTTGGGTGATGCTGGTGTAAAGATAACGACGGATGATTGGGAACCGAGGAAGGCGGAGGATCTTGACTTCTTGTCGCAGAGATTTGTTCTGATGGACGGCTTGTGGTTGCCGTCTCCAGATACTGGGAGGGTTCTCAGTAGCCTATTGTGGGGCACAAAACTAGATGATCCCCGTTGGCATCTTCTTAGGGCCTGTGCTCTTAGATTAGAGTCGTGGCCGAACAAGGTGTGTCGGGAGATTGTAGGGGATTATATTGATTTCCTGCTGAAGAATTATAGTGAGAGAATGGTTGGCACTGTAGTCCTGCAGAAGGGGGTTGATATTCCGATGAGTGAAATACGTGCGATGGTGCGCCCTGATGGATGGATCAAGGAGCTTTACA